CGATACCACCATTGATATTAGCAGTATCAATGTACTCTGTAGTTGCAAATAGAGTGGTTACAATACCTGTAGTTACAAAAAGATCATCTACTCTACCACTAGAAATTCCTGCAGTAGTTACGATACCTGTAGTTACAAAAAGATCATCTACTCTACCACTAGAAATTCCTGCAGTAGTTACAATACCTGTAGTTACAAAAAGATCATCTACTCTACCACTAGAGATTCCTGCAGTGGTTACGATACCAGAGTTGATGTAACCATTATTAGCTGATAAAGTTGTGGTATAAAGATTAGTTATAATACCTGAAGCTACATAAGCATTTGTAATGTTAAAACTAGTAGCGATACCACCATTAATATTTGCAGTATCAATATACTCTGTAGTTGCAAATAAGGTTGTAACAATACCAGAAGTTGCAAAGAAATCATCTACTCTAGCACTTGAAATTCCTGCAGTGGTTACGATACCAGAAGTTGCGAAGAAGTTGTCTACTCTAGCACTAGAAATCCCTGCAGTGGTTACGATACCAGAAGTTGCAAAGAAATCATCTACTCTAGCACTAGAAATCCCTGCAGTGGTTATAATTCCTGTGTTTATTCTTGAAGTATTTGCATTTGATTCACTGGTTACGTTTAATCTAGAAACCGACTCTTCTTGAACATCTAGGACATCAATGAATGCTTTACCGACAATGGGATCAGTGAAAGTAAAACTTGTTGATATGCTTAAATTTGAAAAATAATAATCATTAAGTTGAGTAAATTCAAAATCTCTAGTTCCAGTTACATTATTAGTTTCATTTATTGTTATTTCGCCAACTCCAATACTTTCAATATTGGCGGCCGCAGTTAATCCACTAGAAGGATCAAATATTATATCATATCCCACTGCCAAATTAGAAGTATCAATTCCAGTAATTATTGTACCAGCTGAAGAAACTGTTCCAGATACAGTTAAAACTCCAACAGTACCGGTTGTATTTTGAGATAGAGTTACAAATCCAGTACCTAGAGAAAGGATGGTTGTTCCTGCACCAATCCCAAAACCACTAACTCCATATCCGACAGCTAAAACGGATGTATCAATGCCCGCAGGGGATGACAATTCATTTCCATTAGAAGTAACTAGATAAGCAGATGTTGATATTTGGGCATCTGTGGTAAATTGACTTATAATGATAGAACCGGTTTCAATACCTACCACTGTTGTTCCAACAGAAACATATGTGGAATTAGTAACAGAATATCCTACGCGAATATCATTCGTAGAAATTCCAATAATTAGAACGTCTGGAGTTGAACTTATAATACCGGTCCTTTCAACAGGTTGGTTGTAAGCTATAGATAAACTTCTGGCATTTACATTACCAGCAAATACAGCATCTCCAATTACGTCTAAAGCAACTGCAGTTCCACTAGTTCCAATTCCAATTGAAACTTTATTAATTAAATTTTGAGTCGAAGCTGCACCAACTAGATAATGACCGCCAGCAGTAGATCCATCATGGACCACTGCGACATCTAGATTAGTATCAATTGTTAACTCTCCAACTGCCCCCGTAAATACTAAATGTTCTGCTGTGGTTCCTCTTCTAAGCTGTACCTGCTTGGTCATAGTACTATACGACTCAAATTACTATTTCTTCTGATTTATTTATCAGAATTAAATGATAACAACATAAGTTCTTGGAATCTGGAATGGATTGTTAATAGTTGTTCCCGAAGTTTCCTGAATATAAATTGTTCCAAGTCCGACATAAGTTGATTTAGTAAACGACTCAAATCCTGAAGAGAATCCAAATAAAGATCCAGATGTATCTTTGTAGATTTTGACAACAAAATTATTTGAAGATCCAAGAATACTAATTGATCCAGAACTCTTATATGCAGGTATGAATATAATATTTGGATATAGAAGTTCTCCCGATAAAGTTGCAATTCCAGACCCAATTTGAGTGTAAGTTGAAACTTTTTTGGTTGATGAAGTTCCACTAATATTGAATATTCCAATTCCAACAACAGAGTATTCGGATTCAACTTTGGTTGTTGCGGAACCATTGATAGAAATAAGTATCGTAGACTCTGGAGTTTGTGCAGAATAAGATTCTGATTTACCAGAAAGAGCAAACAGACTACCAGATCCATTATAAGTATCTACCTCTTTTTCACCAGAAGATGTGGCAATAAAGATAGTTCCAAATCCAATTTCCGAACTTACAAATTTAACACTCTGATAAGATCCAAAAATTGACTCTACTCCAACACCAATATAAGAATAAGTTGCAATTTCTCTTGTAGAAGCAACTCCACTTAATGTGAATAGTATTGTATCCTCAACAGGGTTCGCAACAAATGTTATATTCGCTGCATTTTGATAATCACATGTAAATTCTTCACTATCACAGGAATCATAAAGAACATCCGAAGTATGTTGAGTAAACTTAAATAGTACAGTATTAGAAATACTTGGAGTGTAAGCACTTACTGCAGCAACACCAAATACATCTACAGGTATTACTCCAGTTCCAACTTCAGATATAGTAATACTTTCATCAGAAGCTGCACCATTAATACTTAATGTTGGTTGATCTGTTGGAGGTATGCTTGATAAAGACTCATTTGCAGAAGAGGTAAATTGATATAAAACAGTATTCTCTGGAGTCTGTGCAGATATTGACTCTAATGTTTCTGAAATTCCAGATATTACAAATAAAGTTCCTTTACCGTTTATCAGAATTTTTCTAATTATCTTGTCAGCACCGGCACTAAGAGTTATGGAACCGGATCCACGATAAGCATCTACCTCTTTTTCTAATGTTGCAGTTGTTTGTTGCGAAATAGTTGCATTTCCAGATCCAGAATATGTAAATGTTCTTACCGGTCTGGTTAATGCATTACCAGGAATAGTTACAATACCAGAAGTAATATAAGTGGATCTTGTGAAACTCCAAGATTTACCAACTCCAGGGCCGCCAGGATAAGCTATCGTATCCTCTGGACTAAATCCAGTAATTACATTGAATAATCCAGTTCCAGAATATGGAGTTAATGGACTATACTTGGCAATATTATTAGTTTGATCAAACTTGAATGTTCCTATTCCAGTTCCAGGAACCTTATCATTAATTGGATATCTATTTGAATATGTCTTAGCATCACGAAGATTTCCTTCACTATCCGGCGCAGTTCCTACGCCAATACCAAACTTAATGCCTGTTGTGCCAATACCAATATTTTTTTCAATACCATAGTGTGGAGTGTAATCAATATTTGGATGTAATAGTTCTCCAGAAATACTAAAGAGTTGAGTATTCTCTGGAGTCTGAGCTGAATAAGCTTCTAGAGCTACTCCAGAAATACTAAAGAGTTGAGTATTCTCTGGAGTCTGAGCTGAATAAGCTTCTAGAGCTGTTCCAGAGAATGTTAGAGTACCTAAGCCAACATAGGAATCTACATCTTTTTCTACAGCTACTCCAGAGAATGTTAGAGTACCTAAGCCAACATAAGATTCTGTATTCTTCTCTACAGCTACTCCAGAGAAAGTATAAAGAACAAAGTCTTCTGGAGTCTGAGCTGAATAAGCCTCTAGAGCTGTTCCAGAAATAGTAAAGAGTTGAGTATTCTCTGGAATCTGAGCTGAATAAGCTTCTAGAGCTACTCCAGAAATACTAAAGAGTTGAGTATTCTCTGGAGTCTGAGCTGAATAAGCTTCTAGAGCTGTTCCGGAGAGTGTTAGATTACCTAAGCCAACATAGGAATCTACATCTTTTTCTATAGCTATTCCAGAGAATGTTAGAGTACCTAAGCCAACATAGGAATCTACATCTTTTTCTATAGCTACTCCAGAGAATGTTAGAGTACCTAAGCCAACATAAGATTCTGTATTCTTCTCTACAGCTACTCCAGAGAAAGTATAAAGAACAAAGTCTTCTGGAGTCTGAGCTGAATAAGCCTCTAGAGCAGTTCCAGAGAACGTATAAAGAACTAAATCTTCTGGAGTCTGAGCTGAATAAGCCTCTAGAGCAGTTCCAGAGATTTGAATTCCTGTGGTTCCAATACCAATATTCTTTTCAATACCATAATGTGGAGTGTAATCAATATTTGGATGTAATAGTTCTCCAGAAATTTTAATTCCGGTAGTTCCAATACCAATATTCTTTTCAATACCATAATGTGGAGTGTAATCTACAAATGGGTGTATGATAGAAGTATTGGTAATTGTAAATAATCCAGAAGGAAAGTAATTATAGGCGGCTGTTTCTCGACAAGAAGCAATTCCAGAAATAGAATATAAAGCAGTATCACCGATATATCCCTTTCTAGTAAAACTCCAGGATTTACCTACACTAGGACCTCCAGGATAAGCTTCTGTATCCTGTGGGCTAAATCCATTTACAACATTAATCGGTCCAAATGGATATACAAGTTCACCGACAATAGATGGAACTACAGCACTTACTTCACCAAAATCAAGTGTTAGTCCAGTTGGCGATAGATATACATCACCATAATCAGCGGGTTGTTCAGTTGGATTGTGAATTATTAATCCATAATCCAAAGCACCTTCAATGATAGAACTTTCATTATAATCATAAGTGACCCTTTCAACTAACTGACCAAATTCAAATAGTGTACCAATACCAACATAAGATTCTGTATTCTTTTCTACAGCTACTCCAGAGAAAGTATAAAGAACAAAGTCTTCTGGAGTCTGAGCTGAATAAGCCTCTAGAGCTGTTCCAGAGAAAGTATAAAGAACAAAGTCTTCTGGAGTCTGAGCTGAATAAGCTTCTAGAGCTACTCCAGAAATACTAAAGAGTTGAGTATTCTCTGGAGTCTGAGCTGAATAAGCCTCTAGAGCTGTTCCAGAGAATGTTAGAGTACCTAAGCCAACATAGGAATCTACATCTTTTTCTACAGCTACTCCAGAAATACTAAAGAGTTGAGTATTCTCTGGAGTCTGAGCTGAATAAGCCTCTAGAGCTGTTCCAGAAATAGTAAAGAGTTGAGTATTCTCTGGAGTCTGAGCTGAATAAGCTTCTAGAGCTGTTCCAGAGAATGTTAGAGTGCCTAAACCTATATAAGATTCAGTTTCAGACTCTAATGCAGAAGTTGATAAAACTATAGATCCAGAAACAACTTCTGAATAAGAAGCTCTTACTATCGCAATACCATCAATATAAAGCCTATAGTTTGCAGAACATATTGCTGATCCACTTAGAGACATTCCTCCAAATGGATATGGTATTACTGGATCAACAATAAAAGCATAATCGCCAATTTGTGGAATTGGTGTTCCTGATACTTGACCATAATCAAGGGGAATACCAGATAAAACATCTACAATACTACCATAATCAACAATACTTTCAGTTATTGAAGATTCATTATAGTCATAAGTAATACTTTCTTCAGCAGTATCTAAACTGAAAAGAGTGCCAGATCCCGTATAATTACCTGTTATAAATCGTTCTTCCGCGCTTCCAAATATCTGTATATTTCCTGAACCAACATAAGATTCTGTATCATTCTCTATAGCTACTCCAGAAATACTGAAGAGTTGAGTATTCTCTGGAATTTGAGCAATGAACTGTAAGCCTGTATAGTTACCAGTAATTGTGTAGAGAGTAGTATCTCCTACAGGACTTATCGTAGTGGACTCTAGGGCCGTCTCGGCGACGGCTGTATCTAGTCGGAGAGTACCAGAAGACAGATATGCATTTACGGTCCTTTCTAGACCATTTCCTATCTCAAATACAGTACCATTTCCTACCCAAGTAAATACAACATTTTCAGTTAGAGTTTCACTTGTAAATTCAAATAGTATACCAGAAGAAATATATTGATAACTTGCAGATTCTTGTAGAGTACTTAATGTACCTATATTACCGTAAGGAACTAATGACTCGCTAACAGAGATATTATACCAGTCATCTTCTAAGAAATTAAAAGTTGGACTTCCATCACTTACAGCTCCAATATCCTCCGAAGATGTTGATGCAGACGAAATTAATCCATAATCTTCGGTAGAATATGGATTATTTACTTCTGGATTATCTAGATTATAGACATAAACTGCCATGCAAGTCGTCCAACAACTTTTTTAAAAAAGAAGGAGGATCGCCATAAAAAAGCAACCCTCCCACCAATAACTTATTATATTTTTTTATTAAAATAAATCAGTCAAGAGCAACATTCAATGTGATCTTGATTTGGTCACCGTTATTTTGAATGGTGTATGGACCATTTGTAAATCTTTCTGCATACATTACAGAACTATAAAGAGTTGCGGTACTTAAACCAGCACTTGAATTTGGTGTTGCTGTCAAAGCGGGAGTAGTGTGAAACTCGTTTGCATTAGGAACAGAGAATACTGTATAAACATTAGATGTTAATGTAGTATTACCAGTTCCGGCAGCAATGTAAAGTACATCTCCAGCAACTAGTTGGTGATTGGTTACTGCAATTTTACCAAAACTGAAGGTAACACTTGAATCAGTAGCAACTTGAATATTATCGATAAGAACTTTATCTAAATAAATTACTTTTAATGCTCTGTCAATACCTATAACTGTAGTTCCTGTTTGAATTCCTGCGTTTCCACCAACAACCATTCCCAAAGTTAAATCGTCTACGCTTTGATCTGGATCAATTGTGATATAAGAGTTACCAATAACACCAATTACTGGATCAGTATTGTCACCCTTGGTAACTGTAGTACCGATACCAACCGAGGCATAGTGAACAACGCCTTGTACAGCAACAGGCATGTTGTTTGCACGAGTTACATAGTAACCATAAACATCACCAGCATCTCCAGTGAATGTAAAAGTTTGTTCTGGATATGTTGCAGTTGTACCAGAACCTACTTGATTAATTCTCCAACGAGAACCATTGAGAAGAATACCAGTCTGAGATGTATATGTCTGATCTCCTCTATTGTTTACACAATATGGATACCCTGTGGTAGGAGCAAATCCATAAGCATTGGTATTTCCAATTCCATATGGTTCATAATATCTGGAATCAGAAGGGACATCCGACTCAGCTGGAGTGGTGTTACTTGTAAAAAGTTTTAAAACTAAGTTTCTGGGAGACTGGTCAGCAAGACTTGCAGTGTGGTTGTTGTTTGCAACCAAGTATCTGAGTGACTCAAGTTCTCCAATATTTGGAACTAATAGTGCCATTTAAACAACTCCCCTACAGGTTATGAATTTTAATAACTATCTTTATTTATAATTTTAATTTTAAAGAGATTAGAAATCTGGTAATATTATTTACAGCAATAACGTCAAAAGTGAGAATATCTCCAGCTGTTATTGTTTTTGTCCATCCGGTTAAATCATCATCACGAACTTTTCTTGCATTGGACATTTGTGGATATACCCCACCAACAATTGAGGTAAAAGTGGGAAATGTTGAATAACTTGACTTTTTAATGTCCAGTGTTAAATTGCCTTGTTGGTCTGATAATATCACTAAAGATTCTAAAACCCCTGTTACATCAACAGTTAATGATCCTTTATTTCCTGTTATCATTGCAATAGATCCACTATCAATTATATAATTAATCGTTCTAGTTAAATCTGCAGTTGCGGCTAAAGCGACAATAGTGCAATCTTGACCATTTGTTGGTGCAGTTGTAAATATTATATTATTTGTGGATAAAGTATAATCTTTCCCTGGTTGTAAAATAGATCCATCAAGCATTACCAAAAGTTGTTGGTCATTAATAGGAACATAAGAAGTCGCATTTTCAGTAAGAACAAATGTTGAAATTGATCCGTTAAATTGTGAACTTATGTCATCTAAGATAATGTTACCATATTGAATTGATTTAGTAGGAATTTCATAATCAACACCAATTCTATATGCACCTGGTTCATTTAATGTTACTAAGTAATCTGTCATTAGGAGACTCCTGGAGTTACTAAAACATTTCCTTGAACAGCTCGGGTTCTATAAGAATTTGGAGATATCAAGATAACATCATAAACATAACGACCACCTTCAATGGAATCGGTTGCAGTAAACCCCATGGAGACAACGATTTTTCCATTAATTCTATCTGGAAAACTTAAAGTTAGTGGATATGAAGTTGAAGATGTTGGATGTTTCCTGATAGAAGAAATACCAGTATATCCTGTTAAGTTTAATGGTGCGTTGTTGGTATTCCTGATTGTAAAGGTGGCTTGAAAGTCAACCCCTTGTTCAAGAACTAAGTTTACATTCCTTGCCGCCATTATGGGAATCCATTTTTAAATATTTATGATTCAGAATCCAATTTTGATAGAATCAATTTCATCATATTTTTTAATTCATCCACATCATTTTTTAAATTCCCAAGTTGTTCAATTTTATCATTCATAGTATTAAATTGTTCAATTTCTTTTAATTTTCTTTCTTTAGTCTGCAGATATGCAGAAAACTCGTTTCCAGAACAATTTAAAATTGCTCCTGACTTAGAATCACGAAATAATCCACTATTTCCTTCTACTGGTATTAATTCCATATTATATTGATGCTATTGCTCTCAAATCTCTTATTAAAGGAACAAAAGAAGAATTAGTTCCAGACATCAGAATTTTTATTTGGAATCCTTTAAATTGCGGTAAGAATGAAGCTGTAAACTCATAGGATCTGAAATCTTCTTCTGAAGAAGCGGACAATACTTTTTTGTCTGGTAATCCATTATTATCTTTTGCATTTTTAACTTGTCCATTATCATCCAAATTATTATACCCAGGGAAAAGTTCCCAAAGTGGTGCTGAATTTGAATCACCTCTAAACAATCTATAACAAACTCTGATGTCACTACTTGAATGTCTAAGTGCATCAAAATACACCTTTAAATTATCTGCTGCCTTTTCAAGACGAACAATTTTACTTAAGTAAGTAGCAGCAGTTGGATCATCAGTTAGAGAATTAACTCTGCCATCAGTTGCGTAATTTTTAACTTTTGAATTGATTCTATTTGCAATAGTAATTACATTCGTTCTATCCAAATCTATCATTGGAGACACTTTAGTATCTTGACTAGTTAATTCTAATTCTATTGTAAAAGACTTATTTCCAGGAAAATCTTGTAAATATGTATTTTCATTGATTTGTGATGCTACCAATCTTGGACTGGAGAGTTCATTAGTTTTTACTAAAGAAATATCTTCAAACCCCTGATCGACAAAAGAAATTAAGTTACTGTCGGGAGTTGACGCAGAGAATGTTCGTGCTTTCGCCGTAATGTTAGTTTTCTCAGGTAACATTATTTGGAAATTAGTTAAAAATGAATTAAAAGGTATATTTTGTGTTGCTTTTGGTCCTTTTGGAGATCCCATTAAAGGAACAATATCATAAGATCCGCAAGATTTATCTGCCTTGAAGAATAATTCTGGGAACCCGTTTGCGTTTCCTGTTGTTCTATCTGTTCCTCCAGTATTCATACCAACCTTAATATAATAGAAATCCAAATCATTTGGATAAATTGTTTGATTTGCAGCTGATAAATTATGAGTTTTATTGATCCTTCTCAAAGAAACTCCATTAAGCTCATACTTGTAAACAGAAATACCGCTAGAGTAAGATCCACCAATTGTTCCGTCTACTTTTCTAGATATACCAGTTAGAGAATTAGTAGAAGTTACAACTCCAGTATATTTAATAACTTCAGTATCAATCAAAATATATCCAGGGTTCAAAGAAGATACCGGAATATTTTCAAAACTAGTAAAGATTCCAACAGAATTGACTATAATTGAATCAGTTGAAGATGCAGTATATGAGGAATTCAATGTTTGCGGTTTCAGATCTGATTCTAATCCAGAAAGAACAACCCTATCATTCGTAGCATACATTCCATGGTTATAATGACTTACTTTAAAATGAAGTCCATCTGAGATAGTTTTGATATACGTAACATTGGCATTTGATAAAGAGACTGTTCCAGCAGTGCCAACATAGAATAAGATATCAGTTGAGTTTTGTTGTGGAGTTCCTTGAACTCTGTCAATAAGTAAAGAATTGAATGCAGAGATTACCCCAATATTATTTGGTATAGAAAGAATCAGGTTGTTGCCCAAATTATCAGTTTGGCTATAATCAACTTCTAAAGCATCTCCATAAACATATCCAGTGCCACCAACAGATACGGTAGCTGCAATTGCAACTCCACCTTGTACACTCAGATTGACTTTTGCGCCGACACCGCTGCCAGTTAACGCTATTACGTTCACATTTGAATAAGTTTTAAATCCAGTCGTAAATGCAGATCCAGGAGAAGTTACTGATAACGTGCTGCCAATACCAATTGATCCGACGACACTTTTCAAATTACCCCTGAAGTTTCCGTTATTGTTTTGAAGTATTGTAACTCCACTAGTAAGATCAGTAACTTCAGAAGTAGTTAAACTCTTTCCAAGTCCAACTATTAATGATCTGGAAATACAATCAAGTGGATTTGGCTTTAATGTAACTATCTGTCTGTTACCAACATCTAAATCTGGATTATAGAATCTAACAGTAGAAGATCCCTTATAAAAATCTGCTCTATATATTGTTAATTTAAGGTCTTCAAGTTGACTTGGATCCCATGTGGCACCATTTTGAGATTTAAACAAAGATCCTAATAAAGGTTGTTGTGATACAATAATTTTTTCAGACTCTACTTTATTTACAGTAGTTACATCTTCTTCACCCATTCTAGAAATAAAGACGTTATATTCGTCAGACGCCGAAAGAAGAACTACTGCATATGACTTACCAGTTTCACAATAAACTGGTGAAGGAAAAGTAAATGTAGTAGCAACAGATCCCGAATCTGAGGTTTTAACATCAACTGGATCTAAGATTATTTCGCCAAAAGGCAAAATTTCTGTAGTGGGCAAACCAGTTTGCATAGTTCTGATTTGTGCTGTAATTGGTAATCCTTTAGTATCTTTTGTCTTAAAGAAGACATCAACTTTGGTTATAAAAATTCCAGTTTCGTCAGGAACTTCAAAAGATTGTGCAAGTGGATCCACCCAACGCTGTTGTGTAATACTTCTATTCTTAAATGAAGTACTAGCAACAGTTTCCGTTTTTTCAGAAGTTAAAGTTCTTTCATCAGTTTTAGCAATTTGTTCAACTTTTGCATTTCTAATTCTTAAAGTTGTTTCTTCTGTATTATTAAGGGTTCCGGAAGAAACAAAATTAGTTGATGCAGTGCTGTCTGTAGCTCCAGATATTGTAGTGTTAATAGAACTAGTTGTAAGTGTAAATGTTTTTGTTCCGGTTTCAAAAGAAGGTGATGAAGGTAATGTTGCGTTAGGAATAAACAATGATCCTATTAATGTTCCGGCAGAATCAGTTACTAATCTGACTTTTGTTACCTTTGCAATCGCACCACTTGTCTCACCTTTTAATTGCATATCGCTAATAATAAAACCATAATATCCAGCCGAGGATTGCAGTTCTAAAGATGCAGTGTCTAAATTCAATATTGTTGACGTGCTAGAATATGAAGAAGGTATTGATTCAGTAGGTATATAAGGATTTTCAGTATATACCTGGGTAGGACTGTTGTAGGGTCCATATTTATGATTTGGTTTTGCCAATCTAGCTCTTACAGCAGTAGTTCCAGAAGTTCCTTGTATTGCTTCTCCAACAGCAAATGTACCACTAACCATCTGCACTTCAACTAATTTTGGTGTTGCGTATTTATTCATATCAACATTATCAAAAAATGCATACATCTGAGTTTTTGGTTTCAGTCTTTTTGCAATAAACTCAACATTCCTTGATCTCATAGTATGAATAACTTCAGTAGACACTACCTTAGTTCCCAAATTCACATAATCAAATTGTTCGCTTACTTTATATTGAATTCCCTGCCTAGATTGTTTAGTAGTTGTTAAAGTAGTTACATTAGCAAAATCAGTATATTGATCTTGATAATCAATCTTTGTCCATTCTGGAATACCTCTACCTTTTTGATATCCGCCTCTCCAACTAGTTCTACCAGTTTCTTTAGTTCCAATATAAATGGAACCCATATTTTTTCTACCTGTTTCTACGGTTCCAGTCCAAGTAGTTTCCCAAGCTCCCCACGTAATAGGTGATAATCCAGTGTTTGTATCAACCCCTAATTGTTGAATAGTTGTATTATAGGTTCCTTCCTGGTCAACTGTTTTTTTGGTTCCCTTTGTTTCAATCCAAGTATCAGTAGCAGGATTTAATTCAATTGCACCAATCCAATTAACAACATTAAAAGGATTTACGTTTACAATTCTAGTTGCAAACTTATTTTGCAACCATTGTTTATCTGTATATTTTAAACAGACTACATCTCCAACTTTTACTGTATTTGGATTTCCCAAGTCTTTAACAAATCTCAAATCTGCATCTGGGTTAGATGTATTTGCTGCGCCAACTACAGCTTCAGATCCAAGTAAAAGGTCAATCGAAGTTGTGTAGTGTTGTGGTCTCAAATGTCCTTCTAGGGTATCAATACTGCATTTATGATTTGGATTTCCTAAAGAACCTGCAAAATCTGATTTAAAATTATCAACAAAGAATCCGGTCTTAAATCTATCTAATCCGGTTTGACCATCCTTTAAAGTTAAATTTTTAGTGTCACTCTCTAATAAAGATAACGAAGTGTAGTATTCTACATTTTTCAGCCTATCCTCAAGTCTTGCAATGTCTTGCATTCTATAACGTTTATGCGTAGATAATTGAACTTTTACATCGTTAGAATTGTAAACATATGGAGGCATTAAAATTGTAGCCACTTCTAATGCTGTTTCAATATCTTTAGGATTTTGTGGCTTTAATGATGGCACACCACTACTTACAAAAAATTCTCCAAATTTATTTAAATATAGTTTATCGATTCTTCCCAGATAATAATCATAAGAAACTATGATATTTTTATCCTTTGCTATATTAAATTGGCTTGAGTTTGTTGATGCTGAGTATGTTCTTGCCGCATATTCAAATGGAGAATAAATATTGGTTGCTTGATCATATGGTGAAACTCTGGGCCTTACATCAATAATATCATTTGCTCTGTAGGTATCAATATAAGGCAAATCATTAGAAAATCTTTCTTTATCATACGAAGTTACTGTTACAAAATCACCAGTATCTGCTGGATCAATTACGTAGTTATGATATATAATTTTTAATTTTTTAGTTGGGGCTATGATTCCCTCTTTTCTAGTGATATATGCATAATTTGCAATTTCACGTTCTTGTCCATAATCAATAATAAAGTCATTGATTATATTTCTATCTCCCTCAATAAATTTGACAACATTAGCGGTTAAATTTGATTCAACAAAAATAATTTTTTCATCTGCAACAAAAGAATTTTCATTGACATAAACGATTTCGATGGTATTTGATCCATTATTTTCAACTAATACAGCCATAGCTTGACTAGATTCACCATATATCATTTCTCCTCGTTTAGAATTGAGAATATTACCATTCAAATTAGATAATTCTAATTTTGGAAGGTCCGCTTGATTTGAATCTGAAGATTCAAATATACCCATAACAAAACTAACATCTGCAACTTGTAATGAAATATTTTTATCTTGGACTCTAGTTCCATAAATTGAACTATAAGTTAATCCATCGGCCAAAGTTGTACTTGTTATTCCGGATGATGAATTTGCTGATCTAGTAATATTTAAAACTGTTGATCTATTATAGAATTTTTTTCTTGATTTTAAACCTGTTTTTTTCAAAGTTGCAGTTAATGTTGCTGGCCCATTTGCAGTTAATTGAACTAGGTTTATAGTTCTTCCAGCACTAATTGAAAATTTAGAACTAGTTAATGGTTCATTAGTTCCATTAGAATAAACTAAAGTATAGTCTTCCTCATCAAATGGAACTAATGTAACATCTGTTCCAGATTCTAAAGTAGCAGTAAGTGCATTTGAAGATACCGTTACGTCATAAGATTTTCTAAATATAATTTCACCACTTGTTAAATCAACCGACGCAATATCCGTATTTTCGTATTCAGTAAATAAAAATGATTCTTTAGTATTAGTTAATACTGGGATAACCTTAAATACATCTGTAGAAGTTATAGAAGAAATTGATAGAGTTCCATCACAAACTCCACTAACTGAAGTTGTGGGTTTAACAATTATTCTTTTGCCAGCAGTATTAACTTCAGAAACTATATTGTATGTTGGAACTGTTTGACCGGATTTAGTATAAGAGATAATATCTCCGGTTTTGATACCTATTCCAAAAATAGAAGTAGAAGCTGAAATCGTACTAATTCCAGATGAGGCAGTAGAAATACTAAAAGTTGTTCCCTGCGGGGATAAAAGTAATGGTTGACTTAATAACAAATCTCCAGTAAAAGAAGTTCCATCAAGACTTACAACTTGTCTAACATCTGATAATGAATAATCTCGTATATTAGTTACAGTTCTTGAAATTTCTACTTCATTAACCAATAATGATTCATCTTGTAAAAAAGTTCCAGATACTTGATATAAAATAAGTTGATCGGTATTTGTTGCTACTTTAGCTAAATATCCAGAAGCAGAACTATTTTTACCTTCAATGAACGCAGGAAGATTTAGAGTAATTGTAGAATTGATAGTTAAATAGGTATAAGTTTGGACATCATATACCGATCCTTCAAAAATAGTCGTAGCATTTGAGTATTGTGTATTTTTTAACTTCAAATCATAAACCCTTGCAATTCCAACTTCAATTCCAGACGCAGTTCCGGGTGTAGATGTTCGTTGAGAATATAGTTTAACTTGACTAGTCGCTCCAAATCCAACTTTTACTCCACCAAAAACATTATTAATCTCAAGTTGATTCCCTAAACTAAAAGGTAAAGTGATATTTTTAACTGATGCTGTGGTTCTTGGTTTTGCTAAATCAAAATTAATAGTATTTAAAGTTTCTACTTCATAGCCTCTGACATATGCTTTTCCTGGAGATATTTGAAGGGTTAATAAGTCATCTGACGGAGTGTTTCCTTGTTTAGTTAGTTGATTATATTGGAAAACTCCATTATTACCTATTTTATTATTTAAAGATTCTTTAGCTATAACCGAATATGGTTTTACATAATAATCACCGGATTCATCATATGTTCTTCTAGCTAATTCATCCGTTATAAGATTTGGATCTTCTTTTTTTGTAAATTTTTTTAAGATGCCGTTTTCAACTCGCATCAATTCAACAAAATTTTCATCATTAAAATCATCTAAAGATTTTTTACCCAATGTTGCTGTAATTTTTAATCTATCCGCTCCTGGGGCTGCAAAATTTGAAAATCCCCTAGCATTGTCATAAAGATCTGGATTTGATTGAGACGCTACAGAAAGTTCTTCTAAAATATTTAAACCAATTCGATACGAAGGTAAATTTGAATATTGATCAAGAATTACTGTTTGTGCATAAACATCAATAAAAAAACCTCTAATAAAATAAACACCTTGATCAATTTTTGCAGCCGAACCAGTTTCTACCGATCCTGTTACTATTGATGTTGCAAATGATGAGTTTTCAAGTATAACTGCCGTCGTATAGTCAATATTTTCTAAAGAAATTAAATTTTCTCCATCAACAAATGTGTTTGATGAAAAATTAGTATCACTTGAACTTTGATATTTTATATAAAGAGTATAATTATCATTTTCAGATTGAGTATTTGTAATATAACTTTCTACTTTCGCAATTACCCCACTAGTTTCTCCTTTTATTAATTTTCCAACTAACTTGTCGATATAAAAAGAAACTGAAATTCCTAAGTGAGTTGGATCTATTTGGACACAAGAATATTCGGGATCATACGCAATACTCCCAGGTATGACTACAGACCCTTCTTTAAAAAAATGTTTGCCAAATTTTTCAATTTGATTTTGCAGTATTGATTGTGACGTTGTTAATTCTCTGGCCTGTATTGGAGTTCCGGGTTTGAATAATACTCTTTGATAACCCTTAGTTACATCAAAATCATCAAAGTATGGCGATGCATTTAAATTAGTATTTTGTGCCATGTTAAGTTAAAACTCCAGTATGACTTTAATATCTTCTTTTTGGCTAGAAGATCTGGGAATTGGCTGCCTATTATCTATGTAGATAATTTCACCAGACTTTTTATTATATTCTGCAGAGGATATACCTGAAACAAAATCAAGACCTAACTGATATATTCTATTATTTATTGTGGTCGTTATACCGTTAAAATTGGTATTGATTGATAAAGCTGGTCCAATAATTGAAGATCCGTTTATTGTAACTCCATAACCAATGTCTGGATTTGATGTGAAAGGAATTATTCTAAATGCAGTTTCACTTGAAGCTAGTCCCGTTGATTGATAGTATTTAAGAACCCCTGTTATTGGATCCCATGATGCAACAAATCCTATTGCAGTTGACCCAAATCCAACTGTTTGAGTAATTTTTGAATCTATTGCATAAGTTGTGTTAGTAGTAATTCCAGATAATTTTAAAGCCTGCAATCCACTTACTAGAGAAGTATTTAATACTTGGACATTACTGCCAACAACGGTTGGATTTTTTATCACTCCTACTCTAGCGAAATCGTTTCCAAGAATAATATCCGGATTACTGTCTAATGTTTCAAATCTAGAATATAACAAAACACGATATGCACCCAGTTCTCTGTATATATCATATCCATGTCCACCTTTCGGGGGGATAATTACTTGAAAAGTTGCTACAGAAGTTGTACCAATTCCAGTATTACTTAACTGACCTAATGGGCCATTAATATTTGATTCTGGAGCTCCTGGATAAAATTGAATGGTGCCATATGTATAGTCTTTCCCACCTTCAGTGACGAATACCTCAGATATTTTTCCAAAAGAATCGATTGTAATTGTAGCTTTACCTCCAGAACCATCACCCAATATTGGAACATTCGAAAAAGAAGTTGAGATTGGTTGATAATTTGAACCCCTGTTTGTGACAAGAATTACTTCTATTTTTCCATCAATAGAATTATTTTTTGTTGCAACACTTTCTCCAACTACTCCCCAATCTTCAGGAACTGGAATATACTCAATAGAATCAAATTTAACAATTTCCGAAGGTTTAATGGTGTAAAGATATTTCCAAATATATCCGTCTCCACTAGCGCCCGCAGATCTGGGCTCCAAATCAATAAAAGTTGGTTGATCATATGATGGTCTGCCCTTAGGATTTTCAGGATCCGTGCCATTTTGGAGACAAATATAAACTCTTAAGTCATCATTAATTGCGTAATAATTTGATTCATATAGAGAAGTTGAATTTGAAACTGGTGAAGGGTTGTAAACATTATAATCATGCCTATACATTTCATAGGTATTGCCGGCAACCCAAGGTGTTTTTCTAATTAATCTCCTAACATCTTGATTTGTTATTTGTTTCATTGCAATAATACTTTCTTTTATCTGGTTTTCCTCTTGAAAACCATCCAAAGGAGATGGTGTATTAGCAATCCAATTTGGTGTTCCACCAGTAGCCGGATTTAATGCGTTAGGAAGGCCAATAAAAGTATAATATTTACTATCAGTATTCCCAGCGCCAGAAACACTCTTTGCAAAAGTTTCTGCATTTAGAATTCTAAATTGATCTGATATAATTGCGGGCATTTTATAAATATACTTTTCTTTATTTAGTTACTTAATAGTCCTCTTGTTCTAAAGATCTTAGCAGAGGTACTTAATCCAACCAATCCATTATTTGTATAAGTTTCAAAAGATTCTGCTCCGGTTAAAGACAAAGCTCTATTTTGGTAGTCATATATTTTACCCCAACTATATCTTCCATAAAAATTATTAGTTCCGACACCAGTATTATTTGGACCTCTTTTATAAACTTTAACATAGTTATCTACCATAGGAGCAAAATGACATGTTACCGTCACTATGCCCAGATTTGGAGTTGTTACATTGTCTGCAATATAAACTCCATCTATAAAACTTTTTGCAGTTCCAATTCTTGAATTTGGATAATTACTCATTCCGCCAAGTAAAGTTGTTATTCCTACCAAATCACCTCCAGTGGAAACATTACTATCAGTAATTACAAAATAATCACCTTTTTGTAATTGACTATTAGAAATTCCAAATGTATTAAGAGATGAATATCCGATTCCTAAAGTATTATTATCATAAGTTTCAGACTGTAAGACAAATTCTATTTTTGGTGAGGTTGTTCCTATGCCAGGAGTTCCAGAAATAAATGTGTTTATTCCAATAATTATTCCATGGTCACCTACTGCCTTAAAAGATTTAATAGTTTCAGATCTAAACACATCTGGTTCAATCATTACTGCAGGTGGAGAATTTTGCAAGTATCCAAATCCACCATCTATAATAACGATTGAAGTTACTAATCCAGAAGTTACTGATGATTGTGCTACAGCCCTATGGAAAACAGGTTCAGCATATATTACAGTCGAAGCTGCACCAACTGCAATATATTTTCCATTTGTGCCAAGAGATTCCTCAAATGATAAATCTTTTATGTTATTAGTTCCCACATAATTCCTAATAACCCATGTAGATAGATTAAATGAGTAGTATAAATCCCCACTAGATGTAATAGCAACGTAAAAACCATAATTATATTTAATATTTACAAAATTTGTTAATCCATACAAATTAGTTGTTATAAATTCATACGAACTTCTACTAATAGATTTTAATATAGCTCCATTATTTGCAGCAATAATAAAATTACTTCCATCAAAAGTAACTTTATTTAAATTATTACTAGTTGGAGATGGTTCTAGTTCCCAGAACAATCCAGTATTTGATGTTAATATAGTTCCGTCATTACCAACTGCAACGAAATATCCATTACCAAATGCGATACTATTTAAATCTTTAATTGTTCTAGAATATCTGTTAACAAAAGTATTAGTATGTATTCCTGAACCAACAAATATAGATCCAGCGGTTCCAACAGTTACCCATGTATTTGGTAATGGATTATATACAATTTCTTTTAACGTTCCGTTATATGAACTAGATTGTTGCAATAATGCTCCATATCCAGGAATAGATAATTCTTCTACAAGATTTAATTGTGTCCAACTTGAAATAGTAGTAGCATATCCAGTCGCTTTTCCAATTTTTCCAAAAGATCCAACAGCTAGTATTGTATTAGAATTACCATATCCAACAGATGCCGAATATACAGAATTAAAATTAGTTGTTGATCCCAGTCCAATATTTCCAACTTCCCATTCAGAACCATCTGCACTAATAACATATAAAGAGCTATTTCCGACAGAAATAATTCTTTCTCCAAAACTTAACGAATTTAGTTGTGAAGTTGTAGATAGTCCAGAAATACCAGTAACAGTATTCCATTCATATATGGGATCTTTAATTGAAATAGCAGAAAGGGATATATTAACATATGGAGAAGTAGTATATGCATATCCAACTCCAGGAGAAGTTACTGTTATTGAAGAAATTGTAGATGCTACTGAAACTGTAGACGTAGCTTCTGCTGCTTCAGTAGTTCTATTTTCAACTATGAATAAATTTCTTAAATCTTCAACCAAGTTATCAGTTCCAGCAAAAATTGGAAAAGCATTATCAACATAAATTGAAGTATCTTCCGGAGATATACTTTTTATTATAGTAGCATTTGGTCTTATGTTGCTTTGTAGATTCGGTCTAGATTTTGCAAATAATGATCCTGTTATAATTTTATCTTGTTTTTGTTTTTTCCATGTCAATGGTCTTTCTTTACTGGAATCTGTAATAATTCCTATGCTGCCATAAGTAAATGTATCCAATTGATCTGATGATACTATTTTTTTGACTGTTCTTTCAAATTGAGAAATGTCATAAAGATCATCACGATTTTCTTGAATTACTAATGAATCGCCAACTTTTATAGTTTTTGGTGGTTCTATTTCTTCAACATCAATTGATGAGCCTCTGTAATAAAGAATACTACATTTAGAGTTTTTTCTGGGTGCTTCCTTAAAAATTACTCTACTTCCTTGGAATGTATAAGAATCTAGAGGATTTTGTATTACATTATTAATGTAGATAAAGATATTATTTGTAATATCCAAATCTGACCCAACTGGAGTTTTTAAACTTAAAACTTGTTTAACACCATTAATCATCGCACTCAAAGTAAATTTCTTTCTAAATCCATTAAAGTTTTCGGAAATATCATCGAATATGATAAATTGTCCTGGATAAAAACCACTAAACTTATCAGTTTGAATTTCTTGTACTGTTAGAATGAGATCTTCTGGTTGTCTGAATGAAACTATGCCGCTTTGCGTATAAAAATGAGGAATGGTTGTGATTCCAGATAGTATAGTGAATACATTTGTTGATCCAAGGCCAACGGTATCAGGAATTCCAGTTACTTGGAAATCATAAGCACCATCAGAACTATCATCGGTATATCTAAGAACTCTTTGAACAGTTGCAGCTTTTTTGGTTTTTCCACCACTTACGTAATCATGAACGATTGTAGAAATACCCGCATTAAATGTAAAAGTATTTGTAGTTATACCAATAACAGTAAATGTATATCCATAAATGGAGGATCCTGGATACGGGAATATTGTAGATGTAATACCAGCTTGAGCTGTGCCACCAGAAACATAAGTATGTGTAATACTGGAAACTCCCACATTGATTGTAAATTGCGTCTGACTTAAAACAGAATTGACTTTAAAAATATCCCAATTACTCAATGTATTTTGACTAGATCCTGGATACGGGAATATTGTAGATGTAATACCAGATCCACTAGGACAGGTGAGAGCGATTCCAGCTAACTTGATTTGCTTTCCTGTAATAGCTAAGTGATTACTTGCGGTAGTGATTGTTGCTATTCCAGATACTTTATCGTAGATGAGATTTGTAATATTTACAATTGGATTTTGAACATATCCAGGACAGGTAAGAGAAAGATCTTCTAAAGTAACTTTATCTCCAATTAAATAGTTGTGATTACTTGAGGTGGTTGCTGTTGCAATACCTGTTGTATTAGTATATTTAAATGTGGTGATTCCTATTTCTGGCCAACCAACAAATGTATGTGGAATTGTAGAAATTCCAGAGTTTATTGTAAAACTCGTAGATCCTAAAGATGTGAGAACTGGGAATACTTTTCCATAAGTGCTTGTGCCATCCGGGAATATTGTAGTTGTTACACCTGATTGAGCTGTCCCACCAGAAACATAAGTATGTGCAATACTAGAAACTCCGGCTATAATTGTGAATTGTGTATTACTTAAAACTGAGTTAACTTTAAATACATCAAATGTTCCACTTACAGCAGTAGGACTAGATCCTGGATATGGGAATATTGTAGACGTAATACCCACTGTTGCTGTGCCACCCGAACTATAAGTATGTGCAACAGTAGAAATTCCTGCATAGAATACAATTGTTGTGCCAGAGGTTCCTACAAGAACTCTGAACACATTGAAAGTTCCCCCAAGGGTATTTGGACTACTATTCGGATAAGAATTGCCCAAGGTTCCTATACCAGCTGAGTATGGGAACTTGGTGGTTGAATATCCGATAGCTTCTGATGGACAAGAAAGAATAATATCAGAAAGTTGAACATATTCCCCTGGTATTAATTCATGATTTGCGTCAAGTGTAATCGTTGTTATACCGGTAGAATTAGTATAGACAAAATTGGTAATATTATAAGTTGCAATTCCTGTTGCACTATGTGCAGCACAAGAGAATGCAATTCCAGCCAGTTTTACTTGTTTTCCGGTAACCGCACCATGATCAGAGGATGTTGTAATTGTAGCGATACCAGCTATATGATTATAAACAACATTACTAATATTAACTGCAGCATTTGTTGTATATGATGGACAAATAAAAGGTAAATTATATAAAAATACTTCATCACTAGTTTCATTATTTGGAACATCAGTTCTCAATAATCCATGAGGAGAATAAGTAACAATTGTAGAAATTCCGGTAACATTATCGTATGAGAATGTGCGAATTCCCACTTCATCATATCCACAAGTAAGTGCAATTCCAGACAATCTAATACTGTCACCAACTTTTAATAAATGACTTTGTAATGTTCTTATTGTGGTAACTCCCGTTGTATTATCATATAAAACATTATTAATAGTTAATATATCATTTCTCATATTGATATTTGTGGCAATTCCAACTACCTTTAACTTATCACCAACTTTATAACCAATTCCAGGACTATCGATCTTAAAGTCGATAATACTTGATCCGGAACCAACTTCCACAGTTATTTTAGCTTTTTGGCCAACTCCAGATGTACCTCCAGTATAAACTACTGGTAAATTACTATACCCTGTTGGAATACCTACATTGATTTTAGGTATGGATGATCTTGTATATCCAGTGCCGGGATTAACAATAATAAAACCAGTAATAGTTCCCGAAACTCCAACAGTAGCAGTAATGCTAGCCCCAAATCCAATGGTTGAAGATATACTGACTGATGGAGATTGTCTATATCCAAGTCCACCTTGAGCTATAACAATAGATGAAATAGTACCAGATGCAGAAACTACAACTGTAGCCGCTGCTCCAATTCTAGGTTGATATCCAAATCCGGTTGTAATAGCTACTTTTGAAATTCTGCCTGATGATGGAGTGCCTGATAAAAACTTTAAAACATTTTGAGAGTCATTATCAATTGTAAAGTCTGATTGCGGAACTTGTGGAACATTATTTATTAAAATAAAAGGATTATTGTTGATATTTGATCCACTGTTAATATTATTAAAAAGAGTAGTTGTATTCTGTCCGTTTGATTTTATGGTAAACTCTGTTGCCGCAATTCCCGTAAATGATAGGGATATGTCATCAAGCAATATATTTTTATCTTGTGGTGTAGCAGCATTAAATTGTCTTGAAAAAACTCTTCCTCCAAAAATAGATCCAGTGGACAGTCCGGCTGGTCCAATTTTACCATATGGAGCAGTAGTAAAGAATATTGTATCTTTAACAATATTAAAATCTCCAGTCAATACAGTTGCAGAGACCCCTACCGTATGAACTCCTGCAGTTGTTCCCAAATATCCCCTTTCAACAAAAATGGAATTGCTGGAAGATATTCCAATACTTTTAACTAAGATAAATTCGTTATTTAAATTTAAAATATCATATGTATTAAGAGAAGATATTCCACTAGAGACATTAAGTATAGTTGTATTAGCGGTTGAAACATTAGAAGCTAAGCTCACTGATAAAGATTTTCTTCTGATGGCTGTTTGTATAACTCCATCTAGTGTTATTATTACACTTGCATTTGGATCTTTATGACTTAAAGTATGATAACCAGTGCCAAATCCAGTAAAATCTAAAAATCTAGAACTAGTTGAGAGACCAAAAACTTTAAATTCGTTATCATTTAACTTATATACAAATAAAGATTCTGGAAGTTTTGAGGCGCCTAGTTCTAACGGAGTAAATGTAATAAAATCATTTGTTGATCCTCCGATGTAAGTTCCTGCTATAGAAATAATAGAAGTAGAAGCATATCCAGCTGCTGGATTTGTTACTTGTACATTAGAAACATATCCGCCAGAATCATTTCTAGTAACATTAAATAGAGCACCACTTAAATCTGTTGATGGAACATTTGTATAGGTATTATTTGCTTGCGTTTGTATTCCACTTGGCCCCGTATTAGAAACAACAAAGCTTAAATTATTAGCCGGAGTTGACCCACCCATGTAAGTTCCGGCTATAGAAACTATTTGGCCAACTTTATATCCAGTGCCGCCAGACTTCAAAGTAATAGAAGTTGATAATGGTTGTCCTGTAGATGGTGAGTATGTGATTAAAACATTAAAAGTTGCATTTACGCCAGAAGTAGTTCCAACACCAATAACTTGAGTATATTGTTTTAAAGATGGTCCAACTGGCGAAAGAACAGTTGAAATTCCAGTTATACTAGTAGATATTGATACATCGTATCCCTGTTGTAAAATAGCGGTTCCATTAATATTGCCAACTACCATAACTTCCGTTTTATTTCCTAAAATATACGAAGTCGTTGCTATTCCTATTGGATTTCCACCAGAATATTCATAAATTAATTCGTGTCCTGTTTGGAAATTATGGTTTGGAATAATAAATTTATTCGATTCCAAATCAATATAAGTGCTTGCAGAAGAAACTATGGTGTGACTGAATAATGAAGTTCCTTTATTTTTTAGTTTAAATGATGATACTCCAACAATACCGCCACCTCTAGATATTGATGGGAGAACTACTATTGGTGCAAAACTAGGCCCAAGTCCAATAATTGTAGTAATAATTCCAACATAATTACCTAACGAAGTTCTGACATCTGCACAGTCTGCAGTGCCATAATTTTCTGTTGGTATACCGGCCAAACTACTATTTCCTATTGCAACTGTCAATATTCCAACTAGAGTATTAATGTTTGTTTGAATGCCTGCGTATGAATTTGGATCAGTATTAAATCCAGTTATTGGATCTACAGCAATGGTTAAATTTTTGACATTTAATTGATTTGTAATTGCCTTCTTCATTAATGATTTAGCCGTTTCAAAAGCATAAATTGATTCGGATTCTTCGCCAACTAACCCAGAATTTAAGGGAACCCCTGCTCCAGTAAAATATTTTTTAGTATTATAAAGAGTATGTTGATTAGTTCCATAAGATATATCCTGAGCAACTCCATCAATAATATATCCAAGGTCTCTAAAACATTTTGATTGGCCACTAGTGTATGTGCCAACATTAGTTGCCGGTAAATTGCTTGTAGATCCTATAGAAATAGACGCAGTAACTATTCCAACAAGGGTTGAAATATTATTTTGGACATCAGTACATGCTGCTGTAGAGGTAACTCCTACTATAGCTCCAATACCATACACTGGAGGGCCAGGTGTTACAGTTAGATCTTGTATTGTAAGTCCATTTCTCACGGCAGATCTCATTAAGTTGCGAGCTGCAACAAAAGCAAAAATAGATTGCGCTTCTTCACCAGCCAAACCATTTGGAATTGGTGATCCCTGGTTGAAGTATTGTAAAATAAATTGTTTAGTGTAAGAGTTTCCTCCTAAAAATACATCTATTGAAATAGCATCAATAAAATACCCGATATCACGTTTACACTTATTTTGAGTTGTAGAAATTCCAGGATAAATACTGACCGTATCATTCCAAGAAGTATCAACAATTTCTTGTCTATTTTGTTGTATCAATCTATAACCATCTGCATATCTTGATCTAAATGTAGTTTGTGGATCTGGGGGGAAATAAAAGTCTGGAAATCCTACTGCAACGGAAGCTAAAGATTTATCTTGTATTTCTCTTCTGTTGGATACTATTAGATTTCTTGCATTTTTAAGACCAATTACGCTTAGATTCAATGGATCTTGTATGATCTCAAAATCAAATTCCTGAGGCACTAATGATTGATATAGAGTAGGTGGAGTTTGATTATTAATTACATATTGTCCTAAGAATTTAACATAATTATAAGCAAATAAAGTTTGTTCAGTTTCATTAACAACATAAGAAGCTCCGGCGTTCCAATACGCAAGACCAGCCTCAACGGATTTATCATTTGAATTATATTTTATATCATGAGAAACTGCGTCAACAATATATCCAACATCTCGTTTGCATTTTTCTGCACTATAAGTTGAACTTAATACAATATCGGGATAATTAAATTCTACAAATGCTACCACCTCAGCTTGAATGAATTCCTTATTTAAATCAATTAAATCGGAAGCATCGGCATATCTGCCATCTAAATTTTGTAATGAACTTCCATTAAATTGCTCACTAATGTCATCAATTCTCAAAACTTTATTAGTTTTATTAATAATAAATGGTCTTAAATTTATACCTTCAGTAAAATAAACAGATTCGACAGATCCATCATCCAAGGTTTGGTCTTCATAAACTTTTGCAAAATTAAATTTATCATACATTGAAACTTCATTGTCAACATTTATTGATAATGTAGAATCGGAACCCTTAAGTTTTACCCTCATATTTGTAGATTTTGCATATCCAATGTTAGTTGGATTTGTATAAATTACAAGATCTGAAAATTCTTTAAATCCAGATGGGTGGACAATAGATCTAACAGATTCTCTCCATTTATCATATGATATATCACTTTTAAGTGAGTATGAGAATTTTTGATAATAAAAATTATCCGAGATTCTCTGTTGGAAATCATTCAATATTCCTACAGAACTATCCACTGAAGCCACTTTATCTCTAAAAACTCCAAGTGTTGATTTTAGATCAAAAGTATCAAAATAATCTACTTTACCATTAATTTTAGATCTCTCCCCATACAAATAGTCACCAACCTGAAGAGTACCATATCCATCGTTCATTCTCAGTTGGTTTAAATTATTGTCCCAACCGTTTTCCATAACAGTAGCTGTAAAATCAGAACTGATTACTTTTTCCGAAGATTGATAACTAACATCATCAGCTAAATTCATTTGGAAAACCGGTAAATCTTTTTGATTAATAACTGTTCCCAAATTAAATTCATCATTATATGTTCCGAATTGACCGGTCGAGATACCACTCATACTGTATGTAACAGTATTGTTTAGAGAACTGATACCTGTTACGGTAAAAAATCTATAATTATATGAAGAGGAATTGAAATTGGCTTTATCTCTTGTGCTTGAAGTTAATCTACAATTTTCAATAAAAATTTTATCTCCCACAGCAAAAGGATATGCTACTAATGTATTACCGTAACCAATGGTTACGAATGGATTCAGTCCTGGAGTATTATTTAATTCTAAAGTTACAAAATTACCAGCATATGTAATGTTATCAATTTCATATCCATTAGAATTTCTAATAGGAATTATTTCTAATGGTGACGAGAGAGATGTTGAATTATTAATAATATTAACTTTAGAGATAGCTCCACCAGTTACAGAACAAGATAATTTAATACTAGGATCGTCCTTGACTAATAATTCTGGTGGACCATTATAGTTTCTTCCTCCAGTAATTATTCCAATATTGGATATTGTTCGTATATCTTTTATTCCACAAATAACAGGAACACTAAGTCTAGGGGATAACGTTGGATCTGTTGGATAATCAAATCCATCTTTAACTCTTTCGTATGATTCTACTCTGCCTATTTTTTCAGACTTTAATTTTAAAATAGCATTTTTTCCAAGTTTTGTATCAATTTTTTGAATGAATGGTAGTTTTTTATATCCTCTGCCAGCAAAGTTTATTTTAACGTTAGAAATTGGACCAATAGCTGAAGTTGAAGTAGTTTTGTATGATGAATTAGATGATAAAACAGAAGTCAATTCATTAAATGAAAATTTTGTATCTAGCAAAAAAGTAAATTCAGTATTTGATATTGTGGTAATTCCAACTTTTCTGTTCAAAGGATGATTTCTTACAATTATTTGATTATTCCCAGGAACAGAATAATCTGAACTTAATTGAGTTTTACTTTCTTCAATTGGACTCTTAAATATTAAATTATAATATAAAATAGTTGGAAAATTTTTATTAGACGTGTCCAATGTTACATAAGCATCATTAGTTCCTGGAGTTCCTGAATTGACTATTGCAAATCCATTAATATTATTTCCAATAATATCCAATCGTTTCGAATAAAAAGTATCAGAATAAAATTTAATATCCATATTCAATAAACTTGGATCAGATAAATTAAATTTAATTTTATCACCTTTTATAAATTTTAATGGTGGATTTACGAAGTAGAGAGTTTGTGATGCGGATCCAACAGTTGTAAAGTCTATAACATTTTTTTGAGATCCGGAATTAGTTTTTGTGTCACTTTCATATAAACATAATTTTATTTTGTCATCATCTTCTTTCAGTACATAATACGTTGCACCATTAGCCAGGCCTCCTATAGGTGTGGAAGCAAAATATGTAACTTTATCTCCATTTTTTATTTCATTAACATAACTAGATAAATTAATAGTATTATTTGAGATTGAAACATTGCTATCAGAAAATGATATTTCATTTACTAATAATTTTCTATTAATTTGGTCAAATTTAATTTTGATTTCATTTTCGATAGAGCTGGAAAGCGAAATTGATACCTCATCTCCAGTCACTAATCCATGACTAACATTTGTTGTAACAATTCCACTAGATGTTATAATTGTACCGGTTATTTTCTTATTTGTTGTACTTAACGAATGAGCGGATCCAACTACACCAAAGGCCTCTGTTAAGGGCCAGAATTCTAAGGAGTTTAAATTTGTTCCTATCCCTGATGAAGTAGTGAATCCTAAGGTTGATAATCCAACATAATTTTTACCTAGATTAACTGCATAAACTTTTTGATTTTGTTGTAAACTAAACGATTGTCCAGATCCTACATTATTAACATATAAAGATGTTCCACCTAATCCACAATTATAAATTAATTCTTGACCAGTAAAAAAGCTATGCCCTGGTATGTAAATACTTTTACTTGGTAAAAATATTGAAACAAAAGAAGAAGTTCCAAGACCAACGACATTTCTACTTACTCCGGCTGTGCCTGTTCCAACAGATTCTTTTGGATCAAAAAAAGTAACTGTATTTTCAAAAGTGTAATCGGAAAGTGGTTCTTTTAAGTTCAGTTCAAATCTTTTTGGCAATAAATCCACCGTATCGAGGCCTGCAGTATGAATGCCGGTATTTTCAATACGATTAACATAAAATCCTGATCTTTCGGGAGAAATACGAGTAATTAATAATTTTTCTGTACCAATTGCTACGGTATCATTAACTCTAAATCCACTGACATCCTTTACAAAAATAATTGTAGAAATTCCCGTATTAGCTACTACATCAATATTCTTTAATAATTGAACCGATTTTTGAGTAACTTTGACAGATCTTCGTCCAGACAAACCACTTGAGGTAATAGTTGAAATTCCAGAAATAGAAACTACTTCATTATTTCTGATTTGATGTGGATAATCCACGACCCCAGTTATGTTATTAGATCTTATTACAAATGAAACATTATCTAACTTATTTTTTAATATTGTAAGGCCGCTTATTTTTTTTCCTTCTATCTCGGATATTACAAGATTTGCACCATTTCCGAAAGTATTTTCATTATTGAGGATAATATCATCTTCAACTTTATAATCTTGGCCTGCAGAAAATATTACAACATCATCAATAACTGATGATTGTATGTCCAATATCCT